GTTCCCATGTTTCCGCTGTGTTTGTAGTTGAGGAGTAGCTGCTGCCAAAAAATTCAACCCTGTTTAAAAAGTGTCCCTTCTCTCCTGGGGATTTGAGCAACCCAGAGGATTGAACGCTGGTGTCTTGTGTTTGTGGGAATTCGGGGAAGGCTGATGTAGTAGTCGCTTGTGCGTGTACCGAGTACATCCGTAAATCAGAAATACCTGTGTTTCCATCGGCTGATGTTTGCGTAATTGCTATTACAGGCATAATTGTAGCAGAGTCCCATTTCTCGGGGACATCAAAATAAGGAGAAAGGAAATTATAATAAGGATTAGCTTTCGCTGCCTGGTAATCATAGGATGCCGCAGCTGTTACCCCGCTTAATAAAAACTGATCATGGTCAACATAAGGTTCCCAAGCAGAAGTTGCTAAACTCCAATACCTAAGCACATCAGCCTCCGCTATGATTCCTGCGGATACATTGTAAGAAGATCCGGTGTAATCAAAACTAAATTTGTGGGCTGCACCAGACTCTAGGTTAAATTCCGACACATAATCAGCATATGTGGCAAATGTTGTTACTTGATTTCCGTCTGTAACATTTAAAAATGTTTTATCCCCAAAACTTTGAATATTTAATTTCGGTAAATGTGTATACTCCGACCCAGAGTTATTTTGAAAAGTTGTAGTCCACCCTCCCAATCTCCTAGGCTTAATGAAGGTCGAACTTACTTCAGAGGAAAATTTCTCAGGAGCTAAATCCTTTGTAGGCTTGTCGTACGCAATTAAACTGGTATCGCAAATCCCTACATGATTTAGTTGTTGTCCAACTCCACTAGTGTGGAATACGATAACGCTGTATAGACTATCCCTAGAACCTCCAAAATATACTCCGGATACTTCCTCGTCTGTAAGGTTAGTTGTATCTAACTCTAACGTGCTTGGGGTAGCCATAGATGATAAATTATACAAAGAGACGTTGTGCCTATCTCCATCTGCTGTAATATTTTGATATAGATTAGCAGTATTACTCACACTATTCCAATAAGTAGAACTTGCAGGAATCCCGAGTGCTGCCTCCCCTGAAACGGGTTGCCATGTGCCTGAACCTCCGTAATAAAAATAAGTATTATGTTTTTCTCGAGTTGGGGGAGGTCCGATCAGTTTAAAATCTTTTAAGTAAATCGTGCCGGCGGAATCGTATTCTGGGTCCACATCTAAAAGATCTGTTAACTCTTCAGATACTGTGTCCTCTTGCTTATAAAGTAGAAGCTCCACATTTCTTGTATTCTCAAACGCATATTCTTTTGTACCAAATACCGCAGAAGACTCTACAGGAAATGTCGGTCCAAATTCCTCATCGGACATTTTAAAAGGGATTACTGGGGTAGTCCAACCAAAACGATCCCCTTTTACTTCAACAATTTCCGAAGGAGACATTGCTTTTTCGTAATTACCAAGTATCTTGTAGTCTGAGTTGGTAAAACCTCCAGAGAGAACCTTTTTCTTATGCCTCTCCTCTATTCTAAACTTTTTAGATTTTTCTTTCTCCCACTTATTTGTACTCCAGTCATATAGGAATACTTCTGATGTAGGGGATGTTGCTTTTAAACTTAAATAGACTGGGGCATGAACGAGATTTTCCTTATATGATGTAGCTTCTTTGCTGACATGCCTTAAGGCAAATGATAATGTATGGTTTCCGTTCTCTAAATCAACGGACAAGTTGTTTCCTGATAGGTAACTGCCTCTTCCAAAATACGAATCCGAAGACGTGTCTTGAAGTACTTTTCCATCACACTCAAGTCTTACACAGTCGGGTTCCTCTGACCCAAAAAATTGGAATCCTGATAATGAGCCGACTGGATTTAAAAACACATGATAACCTAATCCTATATTTTTCTTATCTCCGAATCGAGCTAATTTAGCATGGTCAAATAAACTTGAATCTACATTGGTATCGTAGGACTTATGTAATACCCCTAACCCAACTGTACCTTGAACCCCACTAAATGTTGTAGATTCAATTGAAAGTTGATACGTCTTTCTTTCGTCTAAATCACGAACAGTCTGCGCTAAGTAAGTCGTTCCACTGGCATAAGCCGTACCGTAAACAGGTGCCTCGGGAGTTGCAGAAGTTGATATCAAAAGAGAGGAGCCTGTGGTTCCCGAAAACGATCTCTCTATTTCTATCGCCTTATCTGGGGCTAAACTAATCCCATCCCAATTTGAAAATTGCCCCACTGAAACTGAGGACAAAACCAACGCTCCCCAATCGCCGGAACCGCTTCCCGCGTGGGGGGTAAGAGTTACCTCAAAACTATCTGTGTGATACTCTTTAGGTAACAACGAGACCAGACTTCCATGAGCTAACGTACCGGATGGCGTGCCAGATAATACTCTATTCTGGGTGTCGGTTGTACTCCATGTATGCGAACTTGCAATATAGTAAGTTTCCTTATTTAAGTTTTTCAAAGTAACATCAATACCAGCAATGGAAGATCCGCTAAGGGCGGAAACTGTGCTACAATCAAAATCTACAGCTACATGCGATCTGTTATAAGGGGAATCTTTTTCGCTAAAGAAATTCTTAGAACCACGCTTAGGTTTGAAAACTCCTACCAAAGAAACTGATCCGTTTGCGGAAGCATCAACGGATGACGAGTAAAACTTAAGCCCAAACCCTGCTGAGGAGTCAAGGACCGAAGCCCAACCGTAAGTACCAGACCCACTCTGAACCTCTTCTATTGGGTTTGACAGATAATATAAATGCGACTTAATATCCCAATAAGCCGGGACTAATGCGGATAAGGAGTTACACTCATCAACACTAGATGTTCCCCATTTAAGTCTGGAATCCACAAACAGGGAATTGTGATTGTTTGGGGTAAAGTTATCAAATGACCCATTAGCTAACACTAAATCTTTTTGTTGTCTAACACTGATTGAATGTAAAGTAACTGTTCCTAGTTTAAAATCGGTTGTGTCCGGTAAAACCAAACGGATAAAATAATTTTTATCAGACAGGATTGCTACTTGGTCCATATTATTCCCAGAGGGGGTTACTGTTATTAAGTCTGGAGAAGTAGATGAGGCTTCCAGTATGGAAGAAGTGAGGACTACTTCTTTGGGTTCGGTGGTAGTATCTTCTAAGATATTTTGTTCAAGGACTTCAACCTTAAAAGGTAAAGTTCCGTCTGAGTCAAACCAAATTAAATTCTGCTCGCCTTGTACTAGATGTATCGGAATGGTTGCCTTAATGTAGTCTTGTCCCCTCGTTTTAGTAACATAAAAAGGATTTAAAGAAATTTCAGGAGACCCATAACTCTCTATCTCGGCAGCAGCTAAATTTAAAAAAGAAGGCGAACCAACATAAGTTAAGTCGGCAAAACTTCCACCGGAAGCTCCTATCCCAGTAAAATTATTATTTGTTTGATAGGGGAGCAAGTGGTGAATATCAGCTGAACTATCCAAATACTGTGGCGTTGATGAGTTATCGTAAACCAAAGAATACCTTGAATCTTTAGTACTAAAGTCTGCTTTCGCGCAACCAAGGGTCATAGCTCTAACATTAAAACTAGACACGGAAGCGTATTGAGACCCTGACGTAATTGACGAGGGTATCGGAGCCTTAGATAACATATCCAAAAATGCTTCTTTTCCCCCATCCACAACCATGTTAGGGCTGGAAAAAATGCATTCTTCCTTGTCATTTGTTATTTGGTAAACTTCTACTTGTCCTTTCATATTACTCCGTTATATCATAAGTAGTTATCCCACCATCGTTAGACTGTGTTTGTGGACCGCCATAATATTCTAACATTTCAGTTCTAGCTCCACCGCTTCCTCCGTGGGTTCCTGAGGCGTATGTAGCATTTCTGGATTGGTCGTCTGTGATTAGAGTATCAAAAAATCTAAAAATGTTTTCGGTATCTTTTTCTGTATATTCCCCATTGATTAATTCCCCTAAGTACTTATCCATTCCAATTACAGAATGAATGTGTAAAAGATTGGTGCTGTTGTTTGTGGTTGCCCCCGGTAATCTAAAAAGCTCTAGGTAATACTCAGTATTACTGGTATGAATCTCTGAGTGCTTTTTAGAGAGTTTTGTTTTTTGTTCCGTTCTAGGTCCCAACGCACTTAACGTGTGAAAATCCACTTCGTACGTTTCCTGGCTATTTGCTGGGAGATTTAATACTCTATCGTATTCCCCCGAATCTCGTAATTCTTGAGTGTAGAAATCCCACCGATTGGTGTTAAAATTAAACACATATCTCGAAGTATCAACCGCACTAGGTGTACCGTCAAAACCTGTGGTAACCCTAACCCCTAATTTTGATGCGGTAGTATTAGGATTTTCGACGTCTAACTTAAAGTTATATCTTCTTTCAAAGAAGAGTCTTCCTAAACCTCCATCAACAAAACAATATCTTATTTTAAATTTTGATTTCTCCGTATCGGCATTACTAGTTTGAACCAAACTAACACATTTAATTTCAGGATCAGACGTAGAGAAACGAGTGGAGGAAAGATTTAGGACTGCAAAATCTGTAGTGTCGTCTCCACACACCATCTCCATGCCACTCATTATCGAAGAGTTGGAGTAAATATTGTTATACTCTCCTGGGTAGTAATCAATATCTTTTAGATTAGTATACAGACCCCCTCTGGATACTATTCCAGGGCGGGTTGCGGATACTTCCATACCTGAATAATTACTGTAAATAGTCCCTGATAGAGATTCTCCCCCTACCAAATATTTGTATTCATCAGAACTAGACACAGCATCAGTTAAGCCCGGAGCTTTTCCTGGTGTGAATACAGAGGATCCTTGGGTTGCGGTTTCAAATAAAACACCGGAGTAGTAAGTTCCATCCCCAGGAACCATGGGTCCATAAGTATGAGACAAAATAGAAGATGGAGAATTAATTAAATCGGAGGAGTAATCACTTTTGTATAATCTCCAAAGCTTGTGTATTCCTTGTCCGAACTCAGCCGCATTGATTGAATCCAAATCAAGATTTAAGTATCTCCTGTCTCCTGTCTGTTTAGCGCGGCTAATAAACGCGTCTACTATTTGAGAGTACTCTCTATTCACTAGGTCGCGTGTTGGGCACCCTAATCCTGAGGCTGCACTAAAATCAAATGCTCTACTAGGAAACCAGGAAGATACAGGTCCACTGTAGTATGTTTTGGTAGAATGAGGGATCTCCGATCTTCCTGCTTTAATCGTGTTAGAGGGATCATAAATGGAGGAAGCTACGCCTGAAGTTGAAAAGAAAGAGTTCGAGGAAAAATTAAATCCTTTAGGGTAAATCTCTGCGGTCACGGCTTCATCGGGAATATTAGCAGATGTAGAACTCCATGTTGGGTTCCAAACCACGGTATGATACATATCTCCAGGGATAGGTTCGCTTTTTCCATCTCTAAAGTTTGCTACTCCAGGTAGCACCCGTTTCAAATCCCTAGACCTAGCGTTAGACCTCGCGGCTATATTTCCCCAAGTTCCCCAAAATGAGTGGTCAGGGTTATTCACATACCTACCTTGTTGGAAAGTTCCTGAAGTAATGGAGGCTCCATCTACTCCACTAGCAAGCATCCACCCTGAAGTATCCGCTTGAGGAATCAAATAATTTCCTACAGAATCTCTATCGGTCAATGCCGCTGTAATACCTAAGTTAGACGAAGTAGCCTCCCACGTCTCAGTAAAAGGGGAAATCAAACCAGTACGAATCGTTACATGGAGCGGTATAAATTCTTGAAACACTTTATGGATAGTCTCTAAACTTTCAGTGTTTATTGCTCCATGCCCTGCGGTTGTAAAATCTGTTGCGCTAGAATCTATAGAGAAAATCATATGAGATGATTTTGTATTAAAATAATCGGCAAGTGCCACACCTTTATCAAACCCAGATGCGGAATCACCCCCTGATACATTGTAAGGTAAATGGTAAGTTTCTGTGTAGAACCTGAACCTGGAATTATCCGAAAGCATTTTAGGTTCAGTGGTTACTCCTCCATACGTCTTCAAGTACGCCATTAAATTCCCAAGTGAAGACTCAGGGACCTCCATCCCGAACGAATTTCTTCCTCTCACCAAAACCGAAGATAGATCAGATAACATTAACTCTGATAAGAACGACTCTGCATAAAATTTATCATCCTCCCACGGAGGGATGTTGACCAACGCTCCGCGATGCCAAAAACCCTTTCCTTCAGTAGTAGGAATCATCTTTCCCCACATATCGTGATCTCTCCAGTAAGTACCTTGAATCTGAATAATCTTATATCTTTCATCTAAGTACTCTAAAATAGCATCTACTAAAAATCTAATATTAGTATCATCATTTATAGGGTCATAGTTAATTCTTAAATTTGTGCGCTCAGCCAAACGCTTCATGTATTCTTTAATTTCCGGAGAAGTTGCTGAAGCTAAAAACGAATCCGTCTTTAGTGTGTAGTATATTAGGTTTGGCAGGTAAGACTCGTAAACTTCAGCCAAACTGCTTGTTGGCATATATCCAGTCTCATCAAATAACAATCCTAAAACAGAATCCAGACCTGAAGTGGTCCCTTTCATTTTATACGCCTGAACGGCATACCGCAGCTGCTCCCTCCAATCCTCTACATTTCGTGATAGGAATTTCCAACCTATTAAGGATGCCAAGTATTCCAAGAACTGGGGAGGACAGGTAAAAGGGTCAATCAAATCTTGTAGCCCTTCCACAGTATCATCAACGTCAAAAAACCCATAAGAGACAGCTTTTAAAAATCTATGTAAGGGACCAGGACTTGAGAATTTTGTAGGGATTAAATTAGAGGAGAGCATGACAGACAAACTGTCTTCCATAAACGCTGCCGCATTATTATCCTTATTACACCAAACATCTATATGAGTTAACATCCCAGACAACTGCTGTGTTCCGGATAAATAGTGCACAGAGGAGACTGACATATCGCCCGATGCGAATGCATCTGGTAGGTAGGCTCTAGCAGTGGCTCCCGCCGCGGACAAATCTCTATTGTACCAAAAGTACTCAAAAAGTTTTTTTGTTGTTTCGTTTTCAGTAACACTTGTCCCTAAATATAAATTTTCTAACATTAAAGTAGAAGGAGTTGAAGACAAGGGAACTTGATTTGCGTCCCCTCCCAAATCTAAACCGCTAGAATTTAAAAAATATAGAAAGCCTAGATTTTCAATCAAGTAGGAATGTACTGCCGACGTACTAGAGACACTCTCGCTAACATTCGCGGACACTCCACTAACGAAGGTAGAGTTCGGAGAGTTTAGTGGGATGCTCGGGATTAATGTTCCTGATACCCACTCAGCAAATGCGGAAGAAGTTTCAAAATCATCAAATGTTTTGTTGTATACTTTTAATATTTTTTCTTCAAAAGTATTCGGACTCACTCTCGTCAAAGCATTTCCTGGCATAAAATATTGCCGTAAGTCTTGAGCGGCTATTGTGCTTACCGATAAAAACGCCGAAGAGTTCATTGCTGTGTATAAAATTTTACCTAGAACCACATACGAAATATCATGCGACACACCATGAGCCTCAACCTCTCTCTCCAGGTAGATCTCTGGGAGATAGGGAGTTATTTGATCAACGTAGGCATATTTATTTGGGGTGTCCATTATACGTAGTTTATAGAAATTTCATAATTGTTTAGTTGGATGATCTCGTTAAAACTAACGCTAATGTCACCCGAGTAATTATCAACGGTAAACATTCTAACGTTATCGACTCCTAAAACCGCGGAGGTAAGGTCTGAAAAATTAAGGGGGAGACCAAATTCCATCGTATTGTAACTTAGCTGTTCATTGATTTTTTTTGCAACTGCCTGCCGAATAGTTCCTTCTTTTGCTTTGTTAAAGGTATCGGTAGTTACGGTACATACCAAATCTACCGTACGGATTACCCCATCAACAATGGTGAGCTCATCTGTCATCATTTTTAAAGTATTCAGGTGGGTCAGAAGGTCCGCTTTGTATTGTAAAGCTGCTCGTTCTAAAGATTTCGCACTAGAAATACCTAAAACATATACATCAATCATATTAGCCCCCAAGCCATTACGTCTTAAAACGGCAATACCCTTGCCTGTAGCCCCAGCGTCTGAAGTAAACGCTTCGATTTGAGCTTTATAGTCTTCCGCTGTTACCGCTCTGTATTGGGTTTTAAAATAAGATGGTGCGTATTTTTTAGCATGCTCAACTGTTTCGGCGTTACGCCCCCCTGTAGCAGCGGTCAGGTTTGTAACAGAAAGCACAACTTCTGAGGCAGTAGAGTTTTTTGTTGCAGTAGTTTTTAGTACGAGAGCTCGCGAGGGTACATTACCTCGCTCCCCTCCTCCTACACGATAGTAAACAATATAAGAGTTGCCGGGGGTGGGTTTGTGTCCTCTAGTTCCATCCCCGAAGTTTATAGTTGCTTTATAATCCGAATCATATTCTTTATCAAAGACTTTTTGGTTGGCTGACGCTAAGAATAAATTTTCAATTTCAGTATACACACTCCCATCTGAACCGGATACAATAAGACTACCTTCAATAACAGGAGAACCGGACAACTCAATACTTTGTTTATTGTCGGTGCGACCAAACGACCCTGTCTGGGAAGATAAAAAACCTTCTAGTAGGTACAACCCTGTTAAAGAGTTGACGCTTGATGAACTGGATAAAGATAAGTCTCCTAACGCAGACCCGTCAAATTCAATAAATCCATTAGCATCTGTTTTATATAAAGTATAGGCTATAGGCTGCCGATCCCCAGCGTCAATAGAGTAAATTGTTCTATTGGCGGCAGGAATACTTAAAGAAGTAACCTCCGGGCTTTCATTTGAACCCCATGAGATTGAAGCTCCGGCTTTTGCGGAAGTAGGACCTTTTAAAGTCATTCCAATTAAACGAAGCATTTTTCTTACGTTCTCCGGGGATTGAACGGTAGGTAAGTACGATTCGTTGGCTAAAAAATCCGCTTTTAAGGATAGCACACTTCCGATATAGGAAAATAACTCAATGAACATTGTACCTAGATCGGATTCCGAAAAACTAGTGTAATCATCGGGATACACTGCCTTAACGTAATTTATAAGCGCAGCTTTATATTCCGAAAATGTGGTAATAGAATAATCTATCAATTCAGTTTTTGCGGCATCAGTAGGTGCGGCATATCGCATAACATCTGACGCTACCGTACCGTCAAATGCGTCTATGTCGTAATGTGTATTATTGGGGAAAGCCATATTAGTAAGTTATTGTGATTTTTTCCGTAGAATCTTCAGAGGTCGTAGTTACAAAATCTGATTGAAATTTAAAAGTATAATCTACAATATATTTAGAGCCGGTAGAATCCAAACGTACAGTTACGTCGCTTAAGGTTACTCTATCCCCATGTTGTCTTAGTAACCGTTCAGCTCTAGTTCTCATATGCTGCTCTGTTATGGCAAGAGGGTACAGACCCGTAGGCGCGATGTACTCAGGCAGACCGTATTCTGGATCCATGAGTCGTTGACCTTTGGGGATCTTGAAAGCATCTATTAAGTTTTGCCGCACACTTTCTTTATCAAATCTTTTATTAAAATCAGGACCCATTCCTACAAGTTTATTCCTGCGGCTGCTGATTGAGTCTTCTATGTTGTCTATACCTACGAGTCTTATCATTATTATGTTGTAATGTTTTTAAAATATCCTTTTTGGGCGTTATAATTTTTTATATTTTGTTTAGAGGTTAATGGTTTAGTGTATATTTTAAAACTTCCCAAAAAACCATCGAGACCGCTGCGCTGAATTCGCTTTGTTCCTGAAGTATTTACTAATCCTCCCATAGACTCGCTATGTTGTCCTATAATACCTCCGTTTGAATGTTTATCTAGAACATTGGTTGTATAAGTAGCGTACTGGTCGTTAGTGTTATATCCAAGGAATCCCGCAGGGGTTGTGTCGAGCCCGGGTTCCGCGCCAATCGAATCAGAGAAACCCCCTCCTAAAATCCAAGGGGTTGTTATAGGATAAAGCGGCGCTTCATCCATACCTTCATCCAAACTTTCAGCGTGCCCGCTTTTTGTTGTATATGAGTTTTCTATACGACCACAATTTAAGATTGCAGGAGACGGGATCTGCAAAGGAGCCTTTGGTTTAGAATTAAAGGCTGTGGAGATTGAGCATGTTGTAAGCTCCTCTCCATCCAAAAATACTGTTGCCGAGTCTTTACTATAATCAAATGCCATGCTGTAATGTGAGTACTCCCCACTGCAGCTCCCTATAGATTTTCCTGATGATGTTTGTTTGCTAAGAGGGATTATAATACCCAATTGCGTTCCACTAGCAGGAGACACGGAGCTATCCGGGTCGGTTAGAGTAATGGAGTTATCCTCACTAGATTTGATATCTTTTTCGGCAAGAGCGATACTGTGCCCCCATTTTTTATATTGGTCAGAGTATCCATAGTCGTTAGGGTTTTGACCCACTGTAGGACTAATGAGAAACTCTAAACCGTCTCCCCCCCCATTAGAGTCGTCACTATCGTGACCACTGACACCTTTATCCCTAAAGCCAATTATCATACCTTTTACTTTCGCATCAGTATTATCATACCAAGATGTAACAAAATCATCTTGAGATTCTGTAGCTCTGCCTGAATTTTCGCACGCCGCCACTAATTTATATCGATGAGAGGTCTCTAATGTACCTGATAGATTTGGCGCGTGTATCCAAAAGTCCATACTCCATCCGTTTTTAGAATAAAGAAGGTTAGTTAATTTATCACTTCCCGGATAAATCTTACCATCTTTTACTGTGTTTGGGAGTCTTATGTATGACCCACCATTAGAATTATAGTCTGAACCGTATTTTGTTCCTGAGTCATATAATGACCCTCTTAAAAATGGGATGGATATCCCACTAGGGAAAATGTAAGCGGTAGAGGAGGCTACCATTTTACCGTTTAGCGAAGCCTTTCCCGATCCCATATTCTTGATTGTGTATTGCGTCCCACCGGGGGAAACAACTTCAGTTTCTTGAAAATTATAGCATACTAAAAGATTGTCTGTTTCTATCCCCTCCCCTAAACTTTTTACGAAAGCGCTAGTAGAACTTACTCCTGCGGAGGAGTTAAAGGTTATTATGTCTGTTGGGCTAGGGATATCTATGGAGATTTTTGAGGCATTAATACCTTCTTGAGAATTATTTGATTCTAAGAAAATCGGTTTTACAGGCAACACAACCGAGTGTTGCTCTCCCGCAATCACCAACTTACGTTGTCTCAGCAGAGAAGGAGCTAACCCTGAGCCTTTTAAATAGGAGAAATCATTTACCGGAACTCTCTCTAATTGTTTTTTTACTGATAAACTTCCTCCTTTTAGTTTTAGGATATACAAATTATCTAATACAATCATCCCTTGATCATTGTATCCTGGGATATCTGAACCATCACTTTTATAGCCTTTTTTCTCGAACTCATGAGAATACTCTGGATTGGAAAGAGTTTGCAATAGAAGGTCCTGCCCAAAGGTGAAGGACTCATCAGTAACCTCAAAGCTTCCAAATAACCCAGCAAGCTGCAACTGCTTTTTCCTTTTTACTATCTTACCTTCATAAATAGCAGCAACAGACCCTAATGTTTTTTTGTGATTCACTACCGTAACTGAAGTCGCGTCAAACCCACTTGCTATAAGTTGGGACACTTCAGCATTAATTTGGCGGACGTGAGCCTTTAGGCTCGCTTCGTACGAAGCAATAACATCATCATTTTTGGTTAAGGCAGTAACAAGAGCATTTGTATCAGTAAAATCTTCACTAAAAATACTATTAGAAAACGATTCAATTGATTTTGTAGACACATGCTCCCCTTTACCTCCTTCGTTAGGGTAAGCTCCCCCCTGCCAACTGTCTGATAAAATCTTAACTGCTTCTATTTCTGGAATACCTCCTTGTTGGCTGTTGTAATATATCCCATCTTGGGACATTAAAAATTTTCCGTGTTTAGTTACAGGAGGTCCATATACCGAATCAATTTTCGCGGAGTCTGATAAAGTTTGTTCTGAAGCTTTAAGTTGCGAAAGAATCGAGGATCGATTACTTTTTTTAGAGGTTGATTTAGGTCTCGTCAGTCCTTTCGTGATTGCAGTTTCGTACTTCTTTAGTGCAATCCTGGTTTCTTTAGGCAGTGTATCTAAATTAATACTAGCGATATTTAAATTAGGTTCTGGAGTAGAGCCGGTTGCTCTAGACTCCAAAACATCATCGATGCTCGTTAAAACTGAATGCAGCGTCAAGATTTTTTCATTAGTGCTCGCAATACTAAATCTAAGATCCCGAACCTTGTTTCGTAAATATATTGAAGTACTAGGGGATTCTTGATTTACAGGAACTAATGCGGAAATTTCATTTTCCGCCAACGTAACATCCTCTTTAGAGAGAGAGGGGTCATTCTTAATAATTGAAGTTTGTAAAGATGCCACCTCTTTCATCGCATCTAAACTAACCTTTAGATTATCATGCAATGTGCTGGAACCTTTATCGAATCCAACGTCTGAAGTGTGTATAACCCTAGTCTCTTTGTCTAATTGTGTATAGGTGCTAGACAGCTTACTTAGTCGAGCTGATAAAGCGGCTTTTTTGTTAATACTAGCCGCAAGCCGCCTCGTCAGCACGTTTGATAGTGCTGTGAGTGCGTTGCTGCTGAGCAATCTTAATGTTTTCTCTGAAATCATGTTACATTATATTTATACTATTCGCTATGAGAAATGAATTTCGACTAAATCATCCGTATGGATAATTTGGTGTGTGCATCCTCCTCTCCCATCACAAGGATCTCCCCCGTTATTTACCTTAACGTCCTCAATAAACACATAATCTTGTACGAATCCTGTGAACCATGTTCCTGCGTCGTGTGATCTTCCATGTTTATCCCCCTCTGCACCTTCATTTACCACAGCACGGTCATGAACATATACATGCTCATTCTCACCGAAATTACCATCGTTATTTTTTCTAATAATTCCTCCTGCTTCTCCTTTATACGCAAGAACATCGGACAAACCAATTGTTGCAATATACTTTTCAGGTTCGGGAGGGTGCCGCCATCCGTACGGAATATCCGGAAGTCCCGTAGTCGGAGGAATTCGTGGATTGGTCCCCCATGTAGGAATATCCGGATTACCTGTAACCGGAGGAATTGTCCCACTGAAAACCCATGTAGGAATATCCGGAGTACCTGTAGTCGGAGGAATGGTGTCCTCGTAACCCCACTCCGGAGGATCCGGAGGTGGAGGATAATCCGGGTATGGTTCGGAAGATGTCCCAGAGGGATCCCCCGAAGGTGGAGGAGTATGATACCTGTCCGGATCAGAGTGATCAGGGGGGTCGTCGCCTCCACCCAAACCAAAACCTCCACCACCTAACCTCGCGAATTGAGCGGCATCTACGGTGTCCCCACTCTCTGTGTAGTTTTTTCCATGGGCTCCGGGGTTACCGAACCCATCTTGGTATCCGCTCTTTCTAGACGGGTCAAAAATATTCCCTCTAGCTTGTATTGATCTTAAAACATCGTCTATTTCTACATCATTAATACTTGCTTTAGGCTTGTATGCGGGGCTGTCTACGGGTCCTTCATCTAAATGTCTCTTGTCGTGCGTTTCGGGCATTTCCGGCTCTGTAGAGCCTCCTATGACAGTCCTGAACGTACCCTGGGTAATAAGCTTAACAACCCCTTGTTCCTGGCTAGTAATTAAAACTTTTGTATCATTTTTAAAAAGCCAATCTGCTTTCAAGTTTTTAGTAACCGCAGAATCATAGGTAACCGTCTCCGAGCCTTTAATTTGGGTTGGCTCTGTGTAAGCAGCTTTAAAAGCAGGAAAAACCCACTCAGGCGCTTCCGCGAGACTATCAACCCATAGCCCCCCAGCAGACACGGAAAATGTCTTTCTACTTGTTACTAAAGATTTACTAACTGTGTACGTTGTTTTGGGCAAAGGGACAGGACTCTTCCCCATCTCAGACCTAAGACCTACTGACCCGGACGTATTATTTTCATAAGGAACATATACCTCCGGGTTTAAAACCAAAAAAATCGGAGATAGTGTTGGTAAGTCCTCTTCTTCTCTAGGACTTCCGAAAATAGTAACAAGAACCATTAATACCCTCCTTTAGGATCTGGAAGATTGAAATCCTCCCAATCAAAGTTCGAGGTTTCCTCCTCGTAGTAAAAATCTAATTCTTTTTTGGTGGGGGGTTCTCCGCTTCTACCGTTACCCAGTGCCCCTCCAGCAGGTACCGCCTCATAAAATCCTCCGGTGTCGGGATCGTTATTCCAAGTCCACCACTGATCCGCTCTATAAAGGTCACCCGGCAGGTCCTTATAGAAAGTACCGATGCATGTATACCCAATAACCATCTCTTGTGTACCCGATAAATCTGTTTCCCTAAGTATAAGGGAAAGTCTATCTCCTTGGTATGCTATGTCCCCTAGGTCTATTTTCTCTTGTAAAGGATCTAAAGAGATCAAATCATACGACTCTAATTTACTAAAAACTATGGCAGGCATGGGAGAGGCTAGTATAGAAGAAATCACAACTCCTTGGTCTCCAAACGCACTAGTTTGAAGGGGAAATTTTAATTTTTGAGGGGACCAAGAACCTTCTACCGGAAACTCTCGAATTAAAT